GTTGGGAAGGAACATGGTGTTTCTGAACCATTATTAACACCATCTGGTTGGACAACAATGGGGGAAATCAATATTGGTGAAAAGGTTATCGGTAGTGACGGTAAAGAACAATATGTATTAGGAAAATATCCACAAGGAGTAAAACCGATTTATAAGGTTGAATTTACGGATAATACGTTTGTGAATTGTGGACTTGAACATTTATGGACAGTAAAGGAAAATAATTCAAAAGAATTTGTTGTGTTAACAGCAAATAATATCATGGATGGTTTAAACCAGGGAAATGTATATCAACTACCAATGGTTAAACCGGTTGAATTTCAATCCCAAGATGTTGATGATTCATATGAATTTGGTTTATCATTATATGATGGGGACGTTATCACTGAAGAAATAACAATAACACAATGTTCAAAATATATCTATAACACGATTAATGTTCGTTTGAACTTCTTAAGGGGGTTGTTTGATTCATTGGCGACCATGAATGATGAAGGATATATTATTTGTGAAAAAAATGATGGTAATAAAACTGTTATTAGAGAATTAGTGTTATCTTTAGGGGGTATAATTGAAGATATGGGGGATACTTTTAGAATAACATTTACAACTGGTTTAATTCCGTTTGGTGTGTTAAATAAGGTTAACAAATATCTTGAAGCTAATAAACCAGTACAACAAAAATACGTTAAGTCGATCACTTATTCCCACGATGAAGAAGCGGTGTGTATCAAGGTATCCAATCCGGATGAATTATATGTGTCCAGGGACTACGTTTTAACACACAACACCACAATGTTAACAAAAATCGCTAATAGTGCGTTTAATCATGGGTATAATGTACTACAAATCTTTTTTGAGGATAACGAGAAAATTATCAAACGTAAACATTATACATTATGGACAAAAATACATCCAGACGAGTTAACAAATAGGAAGGAAGAAGTTCAAGCACGTATTAGAGAAATTGAATCTACCATGGACAATAAGTTGATCTTGTGTAAGATGCCATCGGACAACGTGACTATTTCACAAATTAAGAATAAGATTCGTAAAATGATTGCAGACGGAATCAAGATTGATATGGTTGTTTTGGATTATATTGATTGTGTTATATCGGATCGTCAAATTGAAAACGAATGGAAAGCTGAAGGTGCTGTAATGCGTGGGTTTGAATCAATGTGTCATGAATTAGATATGGCTGGGTGGTGCGGAACTCAAGGGGGCCGCAGCGCAATTTCCGCCGAAGTGGTGACCACCGACCAAATGGGGGGGTCAATTAAGAAGGCACAAGTTGGACACGTTATCTTAACCATTGCCCGAACTTTACCCCAAAAGGAAATGAAGTTGGCGACAATGGCAATAACAAAATCCAGGATTGGTGATGATGGTATTGTGTTTGAAAATTGTAAGTTTGACAATGGAATGTTGGACATTGATACAGATACCTCAACGACGTTTTTGGGTCATGAAGAAAAACAGGAACAACGAAATAAGGATCGCATTAGAGAATTAATGGATAAACGAAAAGAAAAACAAAAAACAGAATAAATTATGTACTTAAAGGACAAAACATTAAACAAACGGTATTCAATCTTCCCAGTTATCCACAATGATTTATGGGAAGATTATAAAAAAGCTGAAGCCCAAACATGGGTGGCGGAAGAACCGGATTTATCAAAAGATAGATTTGATGAACTTAAAGAAGAAGAAAAAATATACTTAAAAAATATATTAGCATTCTTTGCAATTTCAGATGGTTTGGTTATAGAAAACTTGGCTAACAATTTTCAAAGTGAAGTTGAAATTTTAGAAGCTCAATATTTCTATGGCCATCAAACTTTTATTGAACAGGTTCACGCGAATGGTTATTCATTGTTGATTGAAACTTATATTAAAGATTTAATTGAGAGGGAATCGTTATTTAATTCGATGGAATCTAATCCAGCGGTCGCTAAAAAGGCGGCTTGGGCTGAAAATTGGATACAACATCCATCTTTTCCTCACCGATTATTAGCGTTTGCTTGTGTTGAAGGTATTTCATTTGCTAGTGTATTTTCAGGAGTATTTTGGTTTAGAAGTAGGAATAAGATGCCAGGATTGGGGGCAATGAATGAATTAATTCTTCGTGACGAGACTTTTCACTATGAATTTGCATTAAAACTTTATAAAAACTACCTAAAGGATCAATATAAATTATCTAAGGATGAAATTAAAAATATTGTGTTAGGTTGTTATGAAGTTGAAAAAGTGTTTATTGAGGAGAGTATGCCGGATGGGTTACAGGGTATAACTAAGGATGACATGTTAAAATATGTTCAATATGTAACAGATATTGTGTTGAACGATTTTGGATGTGACGTGATATTTAATGTTACGAACCCCCTGCAATTTATGCAACGCATTGGGCTTTCTTCGAAAAATAATTTTTTTGAAAATAGAACGGGTGAGTATACAAGGGTAGAGATACCAACTACAATGGATGGAATGTTTGATGAAGAATTTTAATGAAATAAAAAATATGAAAATAATTAAAAGAGATAAGTCGGCACAATCATTTACGCCGAATAAAATTTTGAATCGTATTAAGACTCAAGCCAAGGGGTTAAAGGTTGATTGTGATTTATTATTCAAGGAGGTTATTCCGTTAATAACGGATAATATAACAACAACTGAGATTGATGAAATTATAGCATTCAAGGCGGCGGATAAAGTTATCCGTCACCCTGATTATTCGGTTTTAGGTGGTAGAATATTATTATCAAGACAATCTAAATTAATTGGTAAAGAGTTACAACCAGTTGATATGACTTATGACTTCTTTGCTGCGACAACATTCTTATCGAAATATTCGATTAAAGATGATAATAAAACTCCGATTGAGTTACCGTCATGCATGTATAATCGTGTCGCTAATTATTTACATGATGATAATGAAGAAAATCGAAATGAATTATTAGAGGAAATCACTAATAAACGTGGAAATTTTGCAACACCAACTTATACTAACGCTGGTGTACCTGAGAGAAATGGGATGATTAGTTGTAACTTAACTCACTTGGAAGAAGATTCGTTTGAAGGGATTGAAAACACATTAACTAAGATTGCTGCGGCATCTAAAGAAGGTTCGGGGATTGGACTATTAATTGACCCTTTACGATCTAAAGACAGTATTGTTGAATCATTTAAAGGTAATGCGGGCGGTGTTGTTAGATTGGCGGATATGGTACAATCAAAAATGAGATTTTACAAACAAGGCTCAAGATCTGGTAGTTGTGCGTTATATTTGTCGGTTTGGCATAGAGATATCTTTGATTTTTTAGAATTGACATTACCGATTGGTGATGAACAATTAAGGTCTAGAGATTTATTTACGGCGGTAGTTATCAATGATTTATTCATGAATAAGTTACAGAATAACGAGGATTGGTATACATTTTGTCCAAATGAAATTAAAAAAGCCGGTTTAAGACCTTTATATGATTTGTATGGTCAAGATTTTGAAAATGAATATTATAAGGCTGTTGAATTAGGGTTGGGGAAAAAAGTTAACCCTAAAGGTATTTTCGATTCAATTGTAAAATCTCAAGTTGAAAGCGGTAAACCGTATGTAATGTTCAAGGACAATGCCAATAAGAGAAATATGCAGTCTAACATTGGAGTTATTAAGCAAAGTAACCTCTGTATTGAAATTTTTCAAGCGAGTCAACCGAGACAAACACCGCAGTGCACTTTAGCGTCAGTTAACTTGGGAGAACATGATACACTTGAATCGATTGCTAAAACAACTAAAGTGTTGGTTAAAGCGTTGAATAAAGTTATCGATAAGAATAAGTGGTCGGATGAATGGAGTAAAGCTGCAGGTGAAGATCAACGTGCGTTAGCTATTGGTGTTGCCGGTATGGCGGATTTCTTCGCTAAGAAAAAAATATCTTTTGAATCTGAAGAGGCGAGACAATGGAATAAAGATATTAGTGAGACGATGTATAAGTCATTTGTTGAAGAGTCGATGCGTTTGGCGATTGAACAAGGTAGAAGTTACCCATCTTGGGAGGGTAGCCCATATTACAATGGTGAGACTTATATTGAGGGGTGGTCACCACTTCCTAAAGGTGAACCGATTCCAATGTTAAATAGTCTTGGATTGGGGTTCATGCCGACAGCAAGTTCTGCGATTTTATTAGGTGTGTTCGAATCTTTTGAACCTGTAACATCTAACTTATTTACTAGACGTGTTGGTCAAGGTGAATTCTTAATTGTGAATAAATACATGGTT